CCCGGCCACCGCGCCCTGGAACCGCAAGAGCTGACGCCCTCGGCCGCCGCGGGCTGAGACACGGCTCGCGGCCCGGACATCGCCAGACCCGAGAGACAGACCATGACCAACACCACCGGTGCGGCCTGCGCGGCCGCGAACGCCCCCGGCTTGCCTGACGACACAAGGCGCCTGATCGAGATCGAGGACGCCATCGCGAAGATCCGCACGCAGATCGCGACCGCCGATCTGGCGCGGCAGCGGACGGCGAAGCCGATCGATCCCGACTGGTTTCACCGCGCGCGCACGGCGCTGCGCCATCTCAAGCGCGAGCGCGCCGAGATCGTCGCCCGTCAGGGCGGCCGCCGCCGGCGCGAACGGCTCAAGGACATGATCATCGCCGTCCTGCGCGAACGCCACGACAGCGCCGCCTGGACGGCCGTGCTGGCGGAGGCGCGCGCGCGGCTCGAGCAGGAGGAGGCGCGCTGATGGCCGAGCTTCCCGAACCCCCGACGCCGACCCTCTCCGCGATCTACGCCTCCTACGAGGCCCGGCAGGGCGACGGCTTTCGCGACCACCTCGGCGCTTCGCTGATCGGCAAGTCCTGCGCCCGCGCGCTCTGGTACGACTTCCGCTGGGCGACGCCCGCGCGGCACACCGGCCGCATCCTGCGGCTCTTCGAGACCGGCCAGCTGGAGGAGGCCCGGCTCGTGCGCGATCTGCGCGCCACGGGCGCCACCGTGCTGGAGGTCGATCCCGAGACCGGGCGACAGTTCCGCGTCGAAGCCCATGGCGGGCATTTCGGCGGCTCGCTCGATGCGGTCGCCGTCGGTCTGCTCGAGGCGCCGAAGACCTGGCACGTCGTCGAGTTCAAGACGCATTCGGCGAAGAGCTTTGCCGAGCTCATCGCCAAGGGCGTCGCGCTCGCCAAGCCCCGGCACCTTGCGCAGATGCAGGTGTACATGCACCTGACCGGCATCACGCGGGCGCTCTACGTCGCAGTCTGCAAGGACACCGACGCGCTGCACATCGAGCGCGTCCCGGCCGACCCCGAGATGGGCGAGCGCCTGATGGAGAAGGCGCGGCGGATCATCTTCGCCCAGCATCCGCCCGAGCGGATCAGCGCGGATCCCGCCTGGTTCGAGTGCCGGTTCTGCGACCACCACGGGCTCTGCCACGGCGAGGACGCCGCGGCCGTCACCTGCCGGTCATGCCTGCATTCCACGCCCATCGAAGGCGGCTGGCACTGCGCGCGCCACGACCGGCTGCTCGACCCGGCCGACCAGCGCCGCGCGTGCCCTCGGCACCTGTTCATCCCCGATCTGGTCCCCGGCGAGGTGACCGACGCAGGCGAGGACTTCGTCTCCTACCGCATGCGCGACGGCTCGGCCTGGACCAACGACGCCCGCGAAGAGGAGGCCGCCGCATGCTGACCCTGCGCCCCTACCAGCAGGCCGCGATCACGTCGATCTACGGCTATTTCGAGAAGGAGAGCGGCAACCCGCTCGTCGTCATCCCCACGGCCGGCGGCAAGAGCCTCGTCATGGCCGCCTTCATCGACGGCGTGCTCAAGGCCTGGCCCGACCAGCGCGTGCTCGTCGTCACCCATGTCCGCGAGCTGATCGCGCAGAACCATGCCGAGATGCTGGGGCTCTGGCCCGAGGCGCCGGCGGGCATCTACTCGGCCGGGCTCGGTCGCCGCGATGCGCGGGCCCGGATCCTCTTCGCCGGCATCCAGTCGATCCACGACAAGGCGACGCGCATCGGCCATGCCGATCTGGTGCTGATCGACGAGGCCCATCTGATCCCCGGCCGGTCGAACACCATGTATCGCCGCTTCCTCAACGACCTGCAGGCAATCAACCCGGCGCTCAAGGTGATCGGTCTGACGGCGACGCCCTACAGGCTCGACAGCGGCATGCTGCACGAGGGCGAGAACGCGCTCTTCACCGACATCGCCTTCGAGGTGTCGGTCCGCGACCTGATCGACCAAGGTTATCTCTCCCCGCTCATCTCCAAGCAGACCAAGACCCGGCTCGACGTGACGGGCGTGGGATCGCGCGGCGGCGAGTTCATCGCGCGCGACCTCGAGGACGCGGTCGACCAGGACGCCATCACGCGCGCGGCCGTGGCCGAGGTGATCGCCCATGGCGAGACGCGCCGGTCCTGGCTCGCCTTCTGCTCGGGCGTGCGCCACGCCACCCATGTCGCCGAGGAGTTCCGCCGCCGCGGGGTCAGCTGCGCCACCATCTTCGGCAAGACGCCGAAAGACGAGCGCGACCGGATCATCGCCGCCTTCAAGCGCGGCGAGATCCGGGCGCTTGCGTCCATGGGCGTGCTGACGACGGGCTTCAACGCGCCGGCCGTGGACCTGATCGCCATGCTGCGGCCCACCAAGTCGGCCGGGCTCTACGTGCAGATGGCCGGTCGGGGCACGCGGCTCGCCGAGGGCAAGGAGAACTGCCTCGTTCTCGACTTCGCGGGGAATGTCCGCCGGCATGGCCCCATCGACCTGGTGCGGCCGAAACGACCGGGCGGTCCGGGCGACGGGCCTCCGCCCACGAAGATCTGTCCCGAATGCGGGACCATCGTGGCCATCGCGGCGCTGGAATGTCCCGGCTGCGGCTTCGAGTTCCCCGGCCGCGAGGTGAAGCTCGAGCCGACCGCCTCGACGCTGGAGGTGCTGTCGAGGGCCAAACCGCAATGGGTCGGCGTCACCGACGTCACCTACAGCCGCCACGAGAAGCGCGGCGGGCGGGTCTCGCTGAAGGTCACCTACCGCTGCGGTCTCGCCTTCCACACGGAATGGGTCTGCTTCGAGCACGAGGGCTATCCGCGCCGGAAGGCCGCGAGCTGGTGGCGAGAGCGGGCGCCCGATCTGGAGATCCCTGCGTCCGTCGACGAGGCGCTCATCCTCGCGGACGAGCTGCGTCGCCCCACCGAGATCGCCGTCCGTCCCGCGGGCCGCTTCACCGAAATCACCGCCTACAGGTTCGCCCCATGCCTCACAGCCGTTCCGGGCTCTGCGCCGTCTGCCATCGAGAACCCCGCGGCTGGGGCTGGTTCGACGCGCGCTTTGCCGTCTCCGACCCGCGGCGCGGCTCGAGTCGCCGAGACCTCTGCAGCCGGGCTTGCCAGGACATCTGCCACCGGAGGTCGGGCATGATCGATCCGACACCGAACGAGACTGCGGCCATGGTCGAGGGCGGCAAGGCCGGCGGCGCCTATCTCGACAGTCTCGGGAAAACCGATCTCGCCCTGCTCACCGAGGAGGAGTGGGACACCTTCGTCGAGGTGATCGTCACCGGCTACTGCGACCACCTGCGCGATCTGGCGGCCAAGGACCGCGCGCGGCTCGATGGCATGATACCGGAGGTGCCCTTCTGATGGCGGACACCTCCTGGATGGCGCGCGTGGGCGCGCGGCTCGTGACCAACGGCTACGCGATCCTGCCGATCACGCCCGGCACCAAGAAGCCGGGGCTCTTCGCCCGCGGCGCGTGGCGCGACTATCCGCGCTGGAACAGGCATGCGAGCCGCGCCACGACCGAGTTCGAGGTCGCGACGTGGTCGACCTGGCCCGACTGCGGCGTCGGGATCGTCGGCGGCGCGGTCGCAGCACTCGACATCGACATCGCCGAGGATGGCGAGCTGGCGCTGAGCATCGAACGCTTGGCCCGCGAACGGCTGGGCGACACCCCGGCGCTCAGGATCGGCAAGGCACCGAAGCGGCTGCTGGTCTATCGGACGACCCAGCCATTCGCCGGGATCCGGCGCGCGCCGCTGGAAGTCCTCTGCCTCGGGCAGCAGTTCGTGGCCTATGCCGAGCATCCCGATACCGGCCGGCCCTATGCCTGGCCGGACGAGGGCCTCGCGGATCTCGACATCGAGAGCCTGCCCGAAATCGACGCCGAACAGGCAGCGGCCTTCCTCGACGAGGCGCTGGCACTGATCCCGCCCGGGCTGCGCCCGAAGAGCCTCGGCGCCAAGGCGGCGAACGTGGCGGCCCAGCAGTGTCTGCCGGGTCACGCACAGGCCGGCACGCTGGCCGCGATCCGAAGCGCTCTCGCCTGGCTGCCGAACGCCGAGCTCGATTACGACAGCTGGATTCGCATCGGCATGGCACTGAAGGGTGCCTTGGGCGATGAGGGCGCGCCGCTCTTCGCCGAATGGTCGGCGCAGGCGGCCAAGAACGACCCGGCCGCTACGGCCAAGGCTTGGGCGAGCTTCCGGCCCGCGCGGATCGGCGCCGGCACGATCTATCACCTCGCCATGGAGAAGGGCTGGCGTCCCGATCCCGACCTGCTGCTCGACGGCAGTCAGAAGGCGTGTGCGGCCGACGAGCATCCCGCGGCCGGCCTCCTCGCGCGGCTCGCACGGCCCGAAACCTCGGCGCCGATCCTCCCGCCTGCGCCGTCGTTCACGCTGACGATCCCGGGCGGGCTCGTGGGCGATCTCGCGCGCTACATGATCGAGACCGCACGCCGGCCGCAGCCGCTTCTGGCGGTGGGCGCCAGCCTCTGCGCCCTCGGCGCGCTGATGGGGCGGCGCTACCGCACCGAGTCAGACCTGCGCACCAACCTCTACATCGTCGGCATCGCCGACAGCGGTTCGGGCAAGAACCACGCCCGCGAGGTGGTGAACCGTCTCTTCTTCGAGGCGGGGCTTGCCCATCACCTCGGCGGCAACAAGATCGCCTCTGGCGCGGGGCTTCTGACCGCGCTCCACCGCCAGCCCGCGATCCTGTTCCAGCTCGACGAGTTCGGGATGTTCCTTTCGGCGGCGGCCGACCGCAAGCGCAGCCCGCGCCACGTCACCGAGATCCTCGACAACATGACCGAGCTCTACAGCGCGGCGAGCGGCGTGTTCCTCGGCGCGGAATACGCGAACAGGGATGGCTCGAACGAGCGGCGCGACATCGTCCAGCCCTGTCTTTGCGTCTACGGCACGACGACACCGCTGCATTTCTGGGGCGCGCTGCAGGGCGCCAATGTCGTCGACGGCTCGCTCGCCCGGTTTATCATCCTTGCGACCGACGAGGACTACCCCGACGAGAACCGCGCGGCGCGCTTGCGCCCCTCACCCCCGGCGCTGATCGAGGGGCTCCAGCGCATTGCGGGCGGCGCAGGGGGCGGGAACCTCACCGGGCGGACCGCCGGTCCCGAGACCGCGGTGGAGCCGATGACCGTGCCCATGGACGAGGACGCACGGGCGCGCTTCGATGCGCTCGGCGACGAGATCACTGCCGAGCTCAGGGCGGCCGCCGGCACGTTCCAGACACCGATCCTTGCCCGGATCGCGGAGAACGCGGCCAAGGTTGCGCTCGTCCTCGCCGTGGGGCGGGATGCGGTCCAGCCCGTCATTCGGATGGAAGACGCCGTCTGGGCGATCGAGTTCGTGCGCCACTTCGCCCGGCGCACCATCGACGCGGTCGAGCGCCATGTCGCCGATACAGAGACCGAGGCGCATCTGAAGCGCCTGCGCGAGATCATCCGCAAGGCCGGGGCGGCGGGGATGACCAAGTCCGAGCTGACCCGCGCCTCGCAATGGCTCCGGGCGCGCGACCGCGACGACATCCTGCTCACGCTGGTGGAGAGCGGCGACATCGTCACGGTGGAGCAGGAGACCGGGGGGCGGAAGGCCATGCGCTTCCGGGCGCTGCGGTGAGGGCCGCCGCGATGCTTCCTTCAAGACGCCCCGTCCTTCACTTGAAGGAAGTTTCCGCCCAAGCCCCTGTCGTGACGCGAAAAATCCGGCGCGAGGGACTTCTTTCAATATTTCACGCAAAGACCCCCGCGCGCGTGGATGGGAGGTGTGAGACACACATATCGTTTGAAGAAACTGAAATATTGAAAGAAGGTATTAAATATCTTGTTCTCAATGGCTTGCGGCCCGACTTCCTTCAAGCGGGCGGGCTGAAGCCCTTGAAGAAAGCCCCGGGCGCCCATCGCGCCCCGACCATGACCCTGACCGGACCTCGCAATCCGGCCCGGGCGCGTGCGCTGCCTTGCCCCGGCAAGCCACCCGCCCCGGCCGATCACTCGAAGAGGAGGTCGTCATGGACCAATCACTGGAACGGGCAGCCGGGCCCGCCCGTGCCGCCGGCAGTTTCGACCGCTGCATTCTCGCGCTCGATCTCGGCACCAGCACCGGCTGGGCGTTGCGCGCTCCGGACGGGCTGATCACCAGCGGGACCGCGAGCTTCAGACCCGGCCGCTATGACGGCGGCGGCATGCGCTATCTGCGCTTCACGAACTGGCTGACGGAGCTGGACCGCCTGTCTGGGCCGATCGCGGCGATCTGGTTCGAGGAGGTGCGTCGCCACGCCGGAACCGATGCGGCCCATGTCTATGGCGGCCTCATGGCCACGCTGACCGCATGGGCCGAACTGCGCGGCGTGCCCTATGCCGGCGTTCCCGTCGGCACCATCAAGCGCCACGCCGCAGGCAAGGGCAACGCGCCGAAGCAGGCGATGATCGAGGCAGCCCGCGTCCGGGGCTTCAGCCCGGCAGACGACAACGAGGCGGACGCCATCGCGCTCCTGCTCTGGGCGATCGAGACGAATGGAGGTGTCGCATGAGGTGGCATCCCAAGGGCTATGGCGGCCGTCGTCGCGACCCCGAGCAGGTGAAACGCGACGGCTGGCGCGAGCAGGGACTTCTGGCCGTCTCGCTCGATGACGAGCGGCTGAGCTGGCCCGAGCGCGAGCTCCTCCGCCAGCTCGGCGAAAGGCTCTACGGGCCGTGCCTCTCCGACAAGGGAGGTCGCCATGGATAAGTGGACCCCGTCCCTCGTCGAGGCGCGTCTCGCCGAGGCGGCCTGGGTGCTCAAGCGCCTGCCCGAGCCGCGCCGGCAAGGCTACTTCAGCACCTGGCCCGAGATCATCCATTCCTTCGGCGACAAGGTGGGCCAGGAGCCAAGGCCCATGCGCGTGCTGCCCTCGCCGCAGGCGATCAGCCGGATGGAGGAGACGCTCTCGTGGACTGTGGGCCTCGATCCCGTAGACGGCAAGATCATCTGGATGCGCGCATACGGGGAGCGGTGGAAAACCATCTGCTGGACGGTCGGGCTGCAGCGCTCGGCCGCCCACCAGCACTGGCTCTACGGGCTCTGCGTCATCGCGCTGAGGCTCAACCGGCGGCGGTTCAACCGCAACCTGTCGAAGCGGAAGGTGATCGAGCTGGCCCGCGGCGCGTGATGGAGCGCAAGAGCGGGAAAGATGTGCGGCGGACGCTTTTCGACGGGACAGAAAGGCCTCTCTCGGGCTAGAAATCGGATAAGCTCGGGAGAGGCGCGCGCGGGACGGACCGAGCCGCTGGCTTCCGAGAGTCCACCAAGGGGACCAGCGGGGTCCAATCTGCTAACCCTTTGAATTCTTGGTTCCTTTCGGGCCGAAATCGTATGCTGGCGGGCTTGGCGCGCAATATCGCCAGCGACAGGGCCGGATTTTTGGGAAGCCACCCGGAAACCGGATCCAGCGCCGGCGCCGCAAAACCCTCGTAACTTCAAATACATGACCGGACACGCGGGGTGGATACCCCGTGGATGCCGGAGTCCAGCGGGCAAGCTGGTGGACTCCGCTTCGCCGGAATCCACCACCACTCACGGAACACCGCCCATGACGCTGAGCTTCGCCCCCGAGCGGATCGAGACCTGGCCGCTGGCCAAGCTCCAGCCCTACGCGAAAAACGCAAAGGTGCACGGGGCCGACCAGGTGGCGAAGATCGCCGCCAGCATGGCCGAGTTCGGCTGGACCGTGCCCTGTCTTGTTGGTGACGACGGTGAACTGATCGCCGGCCACGGCCGCGTGCTGGCGGCGACGCAGCTGGGGCTGACCGAAGCGCCGGTGATCGTGCTCGGGCATCTGACCGAGGCGCAGCGGCGGGCCTACCGCATCGCGGACAACAAGCTGACGGAGCTTGCCGACTGGAACGAAGCCGTTCTTTCGGCGGAACTGCAGGACCTGCTCGCTGACGATTACGACCTGTCGCTGGCCGGCTTCTCGGACGGCGAACTCGACAAGCTGCTGGCCTTCGTGCCAGAGGGGGACGGTGAAACAGAAGGCGGCGCCGGGGGCTCCGTGCCTCCGGTGACCATCCCCGAACCGCCCCGCAATCCGGTGTCGCGCACGGGCGATCTGTGGCTCCTCGGCGATCATCGGCTGCTTTGCGGGGACAGCACGAGCCACGAGGATGTGCGCCGGCTGATGAACGGCGAGCGGGCGGTGCTGTTCGCGACCGATCCGCCTTATCTCGTCGATTACGACGGCTCGAACCACCCGACGCGGAACAAGGACTGGTCGGCGTCCTACGGCACGACCTGGGACGACAGCAGCCAAGGCGCGGAGCTCTACGATGGGTTCATCGCGGTGGCGGTGGCCGAAGCGATCACCGAGGATGCCGCCTGGTATTGCTGGCACGCCTCGCGCCGTCAGGCGATGCTGGAAGCCTGCTGGGAGAAAGCCGGGGCCTTCGTGCACCAGCAGATCATCTGGGTGAAGGACCGAGGGGTGCTCACCCGGTCGCACTACTGTTGATTGCCACTGAGAATTGACCCGGCATTGTCACCGAGATCTGACCCACCCGGTTGTTATGTTCTGCGCGTCATGTTGGCGTCAATGCAGATGTCTCCTTTCGTTTCTTTTTCGCCGTCTCGGAACTGGCCTTGAATCGATAGCTGTCATTTCCGGTCTCCAGAATGTGGCAGCGGTGGGTGAGGCGATCGAGCAGCGCGGTGGTCATTTTGGCGTCCCCAAAGACCGTGGCCCATTCACTGAAGCTCAAGTTCGTGGTGATGATGACGCTGGTGCGCTCGTAGAGTTTGCTCAGAAGATGGAAGAGCAAGGCCCCGCCAGAGGCGCTGAACGGCAGGTATCCCAGCTCATCCAGGATCACCAAGTCAGTTTTCACCAGCGCCTCTGCGATCTTGCCAGCCTTCCCTTGGGCCTTTTCCTGCTCCAGAGCGTTGACCAGTTCGACCGTTGAGAAGAAGCGCACGCGCTTGCGGTGATGCTCGATGGCCTGGATGCCGAGGGCCGTTGCAACATGGGATTTCCCCGTACCCGGGCCGCCGATCAGGACCACATTTTCGGCAGCGTCAAGGAACTCGCATCGATGAAGTTGGCGGACCAGAGCTTCACGCATTTCACTGGCCGCGAAGTCGAAGGCGGACAAATCCTTGTATGCCGGGAAGCGAGCAGCCTTCATGTGATACGCGATCGAGCGCACCTCACGCTCGGCCATTTCAGCCTTGAGCAGCTGCGACAGGATCGGCATGGCAGCTTCAAATGCGGGTGAGCCTTGTTCATGCAGATCCTGCACAGCCTGCGCCATGCCCGGCATCTTCAGGCTGCGCAGCATGATGATCAGCGCAGCGCCCGCGGGATCATGACGCATGACGGGTTCCTTTCTGGGTGCGCAGCCCATCATAGCGCGCGACATTGGCCTCGGGTTCCTTGCTGAGCGACAATGCCGCTGGAGGGTTCACGTCTGGCTGGTCGGTCGGTTTGCCATCGAGCAGCCTATGGAGCAGGTTCAGCACATGGGTCTTGGTCGGCACGCCCGCCTCCAGTGCCAATTCCACGGCGCACAGCACGGCTTGCTCATCATGGTGCAGCACCAAGGACAGGATATCGACCATTTCGCGGTCCCCGCCAGGCTGGCGCAGCATCTTCGCCTGTAACATGCGGAAGGGTTCGGGCATTTCCACGAAGGGGGCGCCATTGCGCAGCGCCCCAGGTTTGCGCTGCACCACCGCCAGATAATGGCGCCAGTCATAGACAACGCGCCCCGGTTGGCGGTGCGACCGGTCGATGATGCGCTCATGCGTGCAAATCACGTGCCCCTCTGCGACGACCACTAGCCGCTCAGGGTAAATGCGCAGGCTGACAGGGCGGTTCGCAAAGCTGGCGGGCACAGAATAACGGGTGCGATCAAAGCTGATCAGGCAGGTCGGCGAGACGCGCTTTCTTTCCTCGACAAAGCCATCGAACATTGTGGGGAGTGGCATCAGTGCAGGCTTCTCGGCTTCCCAAACATCGGCGATGCTTCCAGGCAACGTGCCATGCGCCGTCTCAGCCCACAGCAGCTTACAGCGCTCTTCCAGCCAAGCATTAAGCGCATCCAGATCCGGAAAGGCCGGCATCAGCTGCCACATCCGATGGCGCGCATCGCGCACATTCTTCTCGACCTGACCCTTCTCCCAGCCCGCCGCCGGATTGCAGAACTCGGGATCGAAGACATAATGGCTGGTCATCGCCGTGAACCGCGCATTCACATCGCGCTTCTTGCCTATTCCGACCTTGTCGACGGCGGTCTTCATATTGTCGTAGATACCGCGACCGGGCACGCCTTCGAAGACGCGGAAGGCATGCCAATGGGCATCGAACAGCATCTCATGCGTTTGCAGCAGATAGGCCCGCACCAGAAAGGCGCGGCTGTGCGACAGCTTGATATGCGCGACCTGCAGCTTGATCCGCTCGCCACCGACATAGGCCCAATCTTCGCTCCAGTCGAACTGGAACGCTTCGCCCGGTGCGAACACCAGCGGCACGAAAGTTCCACGATCCGTCGTGTGATGCGCCCGCTGCCGTTCGCCTTTCCATTCCCGAACGAAGGCCGCAACGCGCTCGTAGGAGCCGTCATATCCCAGCTTCACCAGATCGGCATGCATCAGCTTCGCCGTCCGGCGTTCTTTGCGTGATTTGCGTTGATCCGAAACAAGCCAAGCTGTCAGCTGCTTGGCATACGGATCCAGCTTACTCGGCCGGTCCGGCGTCTGGAACGCAGGCTCAACAATCCCCTCCCGCAAATACTTCTTGATTGTGTTACGCGAAATGCCCGTGCGCCGCGCGATCTCGCGAATGGGCATCTTGTCCCGCAGCGCCCACTTCCTGATAACCTTCAAAAATCCCATGTCGATCACTCCGTATGCCTCCAGCTGGTTCAAGCCGAGGCAGGGTTGCACATGGGTCAATTCTCAGTGACAATTTTGGCGGTTGCCGGGTCAATTCTCAGTGGCAATCAACAG